TGGGAACTTTCTTTACATCTGCAAACTCAACCGCAAACGCATCAACCAACTTTCAATTGATTCAACGCCCATTGGGTGGTGTGTTTAGAATACAAAGTTCAGCGCGTACCCCCGGCAACGGAGACTTGGTGCTTGATCTGCACACACCGCTTGCTTTTGCTGAAAAGACAGACATTGAAATTAGGGCAATTGCTTCAGCAGGAACTTCCAATGTGTCTGCTGAGTTTGAAGGCATCTACATTAAGAACCCTGACTAATCATGCCAAGCAAGTCACCAGCCCAACACCGCCTCATGGAGGCCGCTGCCCACACCAAGGGCGGCTTTGGTGGCGTCTCGCAGAAGGTTGGCAAGGAGTTTGTCAAGGCCGACAAAATGGCAGAGGGCGGGGTAGTTCAGTCTTTGAAAAAAGCCGGGTTCTACGGGGCAGGGAAAGATAAAGCAGAACGACTGAAAATCATCGATGACGTAACGACCAAACCTCAAAGGGTGCAAATTGTGGAAAAACTATTTTCATCCAAGAAAATGAAAGAGGGTGGCTTGTACGCCAACATCGCTGCAAAACGTAATCGGATCGCTGAAGGCTCAGATGAGCGCATGCGCAAACCGGGCAGCAAGGGTGCGCCAACTGCCGAGGCTTTCCGGGATTCGGCAAAGACCGCCAAACCCAAGCGGATGGCCGATGGTGGCGTTGCAAGCCTTGGGGGCATGGTTTCCAGCACGCCCAACACCCCAACGGTAGCCTCGCGTGACAACAGCCGAGCACCGCAAAACATGTTGGACGGTACCCAACAGACAGCGGATAACAGCATTGAAGGTGGTGACGGTGAAAAGGTGTACGGATACAAGAAGGGCGGCCACATCACCACCCGGCGCATGTCTACTTGCAGCCCATCCAAGAATTCCTCCAACTGGTAAAGGCCATGGCAAAGAAGGACAGATCACCCTCCTTGGCTGTTGGCCGGGGCGAGAAGCTACCTGTATCCAAGGGCGCCGGCCTTACTGAAAAAGGTCGTGCCAAGTACAATCGGGAGACGGGGTCGCACCTAAAGGCCCCACAGCCCAAGGGCGGCGCCCGCAAGGACTCGTTTTGCGCACGCATGAGCGGCGTGGTGGAACACTCCAAGGGCGACGCACCCCGCGCAAAGGCATCATTAAAACGCTGGGATTGTCCCGGCTGGTAAGGACACAACATGGCGTACTCCGGCACCGTCGGTCAGACCGTAATCTCCGTCCAGACGCTGATCGATCACGGTGCGCGTCGGTGCGGTAAGCTAGCCGAAGAGTTGGCGGTCGAGCAAGTGCAGTCGGCCAAGGAGTCGCTGTTCTTCTTCCTGTCCAATCTGGCGAACCTTGGGATCAACTACTGGGCCATCAACAAGACCGTCATTGGCCTGAACGCTAACCAGTACATCTACAGCCTCCCAGTGGGCGCTGTGGACGCCCAGAACGTGCTCTACAGGCAGATGAACAGGCCGGTGGGTACCTACACCTCATCCGCAGGCGGAACGGCCTCAAACGCCGGTGACAACGACCTGACCACGTACTGCCAGCAGACGTCCGCCAACGGCAACATCGCCGTGAGCTTTGGGGCAACCAATACCCAGTACATCGGCTCGATCGGGTTCATACCCTACATCGCCGGCGGCGGTAGCGGAACATGGAGCTACGTGCTGGAGTACTCCACGGACGGCTCGACATGGAGGACACTGTCCACGGGCACCAGCGTGGCGGTAACCGACTACCAGTGGGTGTGGACGGACGTGGACCCCGGCCAGAACGTCGCGTTCTACCGCATGCGTGCCACCAACGGCACCACGCTGGCCCTGCGCGAGTTGTATTTCGGCAACAACTCCCGCGAACTGCAGATGTCCCGGCTGAACCGCGACGACTACACCAACCTGCCCAACAAGAATTTCACGGCCAACCAGCCCTTCCAGTTCTGGTTTGACCGGACCATCCCCCAGCCCACGCTGTATCTGTGGCCGGTGCCGTCCGACCCCTTCGTGCAGATGACGGTGTGGTACTCACGCCAGATCATGGACGTGGGCGCCTTGAACGGCCAGCTAGAGATACCCCAGCGCTGGTACGAGGCGGTCCTGATGAACCTGTCCCACCGGATGAGCTTGGAGCTACCGGGCGTGCCCTTGGATCGCGTTGGGTACCTTGAGAAGATGGCCGCCCAGTACCTGAACGATGCCGAGAGTGAAGAACGCGATAAGTCGCCGATTTATCTGGCCCCGAATATTTCAGTTTACACACGCTGATGCCACGCTATCTTGACACCGAAGGAAACGCTTCACTTGCAATCGCGGTATGCGATCGGTGCAAGATGAAGCGTGCTTTCTCGTCGATGGGCTCGGACCCTAACTTCCCGGGCCTGCGGGTGTGCGATCAAGGGTGCGCGGATCAGCTTGATCCCTACCGACTCGCTGCGCGTCAAACAGAACGGATAAACTTGAGGTTTCCAAGGCCCGACGTTAGCGTGGCCGCCAACGACAATTACCTTATTAGCACCGGGAGCGGCCAGTATTACGTGTCAACTCAACAGAATACACAGACCCCAACTCAAAACGGCAATAATGACACAATTGCCCCCAATCCATCTGAGAGTACCTAATGTCTGCACAAGTAACTATCACGCAGTTGCCTTCTGCTGGGGCTTTGACGGGCACCGAAGCGGTTCCGATCGTCCAAAATGGCGTGACGGTGCAGACCACCACGGGCGCCGTTGCGGGCGCGGGTGCGCTTAACTACCCGTTTCTGACAACGGGCTCCACGGGGGGCCTTACTCAAGCACGCGCCCTAACGGCTGGCACCGGGCTATCTTTAGCTGACGGTGGTGCTGGGACGACCTTGCAGGTCAACATGACCGGGGCGGCGGCGGCTCTGAACGCGGCATCTACCGGCCTACTGGTTAAAACGGGTACGAATACAATTGCCAACGTGGCTTTGGGTGTTGGCAGCGGCATGACAATTGCCAACGCAGATGGCGTAGCCGGAAATCCTTCGATAGGTTTAAACACAAACCTTCAAAATCTATCCAGTCTGTCGGGGACAGGTCTGGTTACCGTAAACGGGTCTACTTTTACTCAAACTACAATTACCGGCGCTAGCAGCCAAATAAGTGTCGCAAATGGCAATAGCGTACCCGTAATTGGTATTGCATCCGACCCCGTAGTTCCCGGCACGGGCGGCATGGTTTTGCCTGTTGGCACTACAGGTCAGCGCGGGTCATCAACCAACGGCAATCTGCGGTACAACACCTCAACGGCCACGTTTGAGGGTTACGCCAACGGTGCGTGGGGTTCAATTGTCAGCGGCTCTGGCGTCAACTCCATCTCTTTTGGCTCAACTGGCCTGACTCCATCCACTTCGACAACAGGCAATGTAACGGTTGCAGGAACCTTGGTGGTAGCCAACGGAGGCACTGGGGTCACCACAAGCACAGGAACGACAAATGTCGTGCTGTCCAACAGCCCAACGCTGGTAACGCCAAATCTTGGCACGCCAAGTTTTTTGGTTGGCACAAACATCACGGGAACTGCGCCGGGACTGACTGCCGGGAACGTCACAACCAACGCCAACTTGACAGGCGATGTCACATCGGTAGGAAATGCAACCACGCTTGCCACAGTCGCTTCGGCAGGCTCTACAGGGTCAAGCACCGCAATTCCCGTCATTACCATCAATGCCAAAGGCTTGACAACCAGCATCACCACAGCAGCAGTCATTGCGCCCGCAGGAACCCTATCTGGTGCAACACTGGCATCTGGGGTTACGGCCTCATCGCTGACGAGTTTGGGAACGATTACAAGCCTTGTGGTGACGGCAGGAACCGTTGCCACAACCCCGTCAGCGGCCACCGACATTGCCAACAAAAACTATGTCGATACTGTTGCGCAGGGCTTGGATACCAAAGCCTCCGTGGTAGCGGGAACAACGGCAAACATCACATTGTCTGGAGCGCAGACCATTGATGGCATCTCAATCGTTGCAACTGACCGGGTGCTGGTAAAGAACCAAACAGCGCCAGCAGAAAACGGTATTTATGTTGCGTCTGCAACAGCATGGGCAAGAGCGTCTGACATGAGTACATGGGCGCAAGTCCCCGGCGCTTACGTCTTTATCGAAACAGGAACCACTCTTGCCGACACAGGGTGGGTCTGCACAAGTGACGCAGGCGGCACGCTAGGCACCACGGCAATTACTTGGGCGCAGTTCTCAGGCGCTGGCTCTGGCGTGAGTTCAATCACTTTCGGCACAACAGGGCTGACGCCAGCAACCACGACGACTGGTGCGGTGACGGTTGCAGGCACCTTGGCTATCGCCAACGGCGGAACCAACTCCACTGCAACTGCAACTGCGGGTGGCTCTGCATACGGCACTGGAACTGCATTTGCGTTCACTGCGGCAGGGACAGCAGGGCAGGTATTAACATCGGCAGGAGCCAGCGCACCGGTGTGGTCTGGCATCTCGGGCGGAACATTTTAAGGAACTATCATGGCGCAAACTGGTTACACCCCAATATCTTTGTATTACTCGGCAACAGGGGCTGCGGTTCCTACGGCGGGAAATTTAGTCGCCGGTGAATTGGCATTGAATACCAATGACGGCAAGCTGTACTACAAGAATAGTTCAGGCGTAGTCACACTGCTGGCAGGTGCAACTGCTGGTCCTGCTGGTGGCTCGACCACTCAGGTGCAGTACAACAATGCTGGCGTACTGGCAGGAATTACGGGCGCTACAACCAACGGCACAGCACTGACTCTTGTTGCCCCCGTTTTGGGAACACCCGCAAGTGCAACCTTAACGAACGCTACAGGCTTGCCAATTTCCACAGGCGTATCCGGTTTGGGAACAGGTGTAGTCACAGCCCTAGGGGTCAATGTAGGCACTGCCGGGGCGTTTGTTGTCAACGGCGGCGCACTCGGCACACCCAGCAGCGGCACAGTGACAAACCTGACAGGCACAGCCTCCATCAACATTAACGGCACTGTCGGGGCTACAACGCCTACGACGGGGGCTTTTACTGCAATAACGGGTGGTGGGCGTTTGCAGCTTACTGCGCTGGGTTCGCCTCCGGCCTCGGGCAGTGGCCTAGAACTTGGCGGTGGCTCTAGCCCAATCATTTTTTCGTATAACCGAACGGGGTCGGCATATCTACCGCTTGACTTAACAGCGTCTGCATTTGGGTGGAGCATTAGCGGAACCAGCATTGGAACATTTAGCTCTACTGGCATTAACGGCATGGCTATTGGAGCCACCACAGCCAGCACGGGGGCTTTTACTACGCTGAGTGCGACAGGAGACTTGAGTTTCCCCACTGTTGGCTCAAAAGTAAATTTTGCAACTACAAGTTCAGCAACTGTAAATTATGTTGGCGGCTCTGCTGATGGATTTAGTCTTGAAATGGTTATGCAGCGGGGCGCATTACAACCATTGAAATATAAACAAGATTTTGGCGTTGGTCATGTTTGGAGTGTTACAGGCTCCGACAAAATGACTCTCACTTCCACCGGCCTAGCAGTCACCGGGACGCTGAGTAGCACTCTTGGCGCAACCATCCAAGGACTCACCGTGGGCCTTGGTGCTGGTGCTCAAGCCAACAACACTGCGGTGGGTGCAAGTGCTTTTGCAGCCAACACAACTGGAAATTACGGAATAGCAATAGGTAATGAAGCCTTAAAAGCAAACACTACTGGACAGCAAAACTCTGCGGCTGGCGGCTACACGTTAGTAGCAAATACAACAGGCAGCTACAACGCTGGCTTTGGCACTAATGCGTTATTGGCTAATACAACTGGTTCCAATAACACAGCCCTTGGTACAGATTCTTTGTACAACAACACCACAGCATCCAACAACACCGCTGTAGGTTATCAGGCGGGGTATAGTAATACTACTGGAACAGAAAACTTCTATGGCGGGTACTTGGCGGGTCAACCAGCAACAGGCAGTTACTTAACTTTTGTTGGAAGCCGCGCTGGTAATGCAAGTATTACTGGTAATGGTAACACTGCTGTTGGTTATTACGCTTATGGCTCTGGTACAAGTGGTGCAAGTAATACTGCCGTAGGTGTGCAACCATTGTATTTAAACACTACTGGCTCTCAAAACACTGCAATCGGGCAAGAAGCCCTTCGCTCCAACACCACCGCCTCCAATAACACCGCTGTAGGTTATCAGGCGGGGTATAGTAATACTACAGGTGAAATTGACGCTTTTGGTTATCGTGCTTTGTATGTGAACAGCACGGGCTTATACAACGTCGCCGTCGGGCAATCAGCACTAACAAGCAATACAACTGGCGCGTCTAACACTGCGGTAGGTCGAGCAGCGGCTTTGCAAATAACAACTGGGTCTTATAATACCGCTATCGGGCATTTGTCCTTGTTCTCCAACACCACAGCCTCCAACAACACCGCTGTAGGTTATCAGGCGGCATATGCCGTTAATGGCGCAGGTGGAATTACCGCAGTAGGCACTTCTGCAATTGGCACAGGAAATTCTGCCTACAACACCACCGCTATTGGTTATGTGGCGCTGAATAACAACG